TAAACCCCTTTCATAGTTAACTAAAGTTAATAATATAAATATATTTACTTGTCAACTGCTTTAGGTTAGAATGTTCTCATTATGTCCAGAATGCTTACAGATCAACAAAAACGTTTTATTGAGTACTTTAGTCAAACAGGCAACGCAACTCAAAGCGCAATCAAGGCGGGGTATTCAGAAAAGACTGCTGAACAACAGGGCTACGAACTTAAAAACAAGCTATTGAATGAAATAGATACTGAAACACGTAAGCTACTAGGATCAGCCGTACCAATGGCCGTAGACAAACTAAAACAACTTATAGACGGCGACAAGATTAGCCCAAGTGTAAAACTAGGCGCTATAAACTCCCTGCTAGACCGTACAGGGTATCAGACTACGCATAAGGTTGAGGATGTGACAGGTAAGAAAACAGACGAAGAACTGCGCCAAGAGTTAAACCACCTGCTATCAACTATCCACGTAGTTAAGTCAGATGACGGCGGGGGTTCTGGTTCTATAAACTAGGCCTTATTCTGCTTCAGCTACACGTATAGACACACATCAACACAATGGCTACTCATACACCGTAAGAGGTGTGAATGGTACAACAGGGCGATTATATGCCTTGACATGAGGCCAACAAGGGTACAGGAATGCTTATAGACGCACACACACACGGCTCACAGGCAAGGCCGTGGCGTGGTTGTTGTGGTCTTGTTCTTTAACTAACAAGCTCTACCCTCTCTACAAAATACAAACACGCTAGGACATACATAGAGAAAGACAGATGCGATTGTGTAAGATCACGCACCTTCGGAGGGGGCTACCCCCCAAAACACTTTGCCGTACACTATACAATGGATTAATCCGTGTAGCGGTGGGTAATTTTACATATTAACTTATGTTAACAGGTAGAACATTTAGCGAATACGTGTTATTGTTGTGTTATGACTATATCTAGGTTTGATCCTCTTAATCTTGGCCAGTATGAAGAAGCACCAGAACTATTACATTTTCAATGGATAGGTCAAAAATGCAAGAACAAGGTATACAGATATGCTTTAGTAGATATTATAGAACCTAATGATATAGATGCTGAATTAAAACAAACAAAAACAGAAAAAAATTTATCACAAAAAGAAATAAAGGATAAATATATAAATGGGCGATAAAGCATGGAAAAAAAGAGAACGTAATGTTGCAAAATATTTCGGTGGTGAACGTAATGCATTATCTGGTGGTAATAGTAAAATAACTAGGGCAGATGTAATACATCCTAGATTATTTATTGAATGTAAGTTAAGAAAGGTACATAGTGTTATTAATTTATGGGAGGATACAAATGAATTGGCTAAAAAAGAAAATAAAATACCTGTGGTTACGCTTTGTCAAAGCAATAGAAAAGGTAGCTGGGTTGTAATACATAGTGAAGATTTGGATAAAATTATAAATGAACGAAGTCTTGCAAAGAGCAGTAGAGATAGCTAAAGAATTAGAACGCCGTAAGGCAACTAATAGAATGGTTGATTATGAACCTTATAAATATCAAACAAAGTTTCATAATAACAAATCATCACAACGATTGTTGATGGCTGGAAACCGTGTCGGCAAGTCATTTTGTGGGGCTATGGAAATGGCGTACCATGTGTCGGGTAAATACCCAACGTGGTGGGAAGGCAGAAAATTTACTAGACCAATACGTGCTTGGGCTGGGGGAGTTTCTAATGAAACGACTAGGGATGTCTGCCAAAAAGAACTTGTCGGCCAACCAGACGATCCGTCAGCAAAAGGTACAGGTACTATACCATTAAATTTAATAGTAGATACTGTAAGAAAAGCAGGTGTACCAAATGCATTAAATAGTGTTGTAGTCAAACACGTTTCTGGAGGTAATTCTAGAATAGGATTTAAAGCATATGAGATGGGTAAAGAAAAATGGATGGGTGAAAGTATAGATGTTATATGGTTAGATGAAGAACCACCACCAAGTATATATTCACAAGCATTAACAAGAACAGCAGACAAAGGTGGTATTGTATATATGACGTTTACACCAGAAAGCGGTATGACAGAAACAGTAGCACAATTTGTAAATAAATTAAAAGATGGACAAGCATTGTTTACAGCAACTTGGGATGATGCACCCCATATGACAAAAGAAGTTAGAGATCAAATATTACAAGCGTTACCACCACATGAAAGAAAAATGCGTGAAAAAGGTATACCACAATTAGGATCTGGTTTAGTGTTTCCTATAAACGAAGATGATATAATTTGTGATCCTATAGATATACCAATACATTGGCCTAGATTATGTGGTTTAGATTTTGGGTGGGATCATCCTACAGCATCAGTATGGACAGCATGGGATAGAGATAGTGATATTGTTTATATTTATGATAGTTATTCGTTACGTCAAGAAACTGTACCAGTACACGCATCAGCAATAAAATCTAGAGGTAAATGGATACCTGTAATATGGCCTATGGATGGTAGACAAGCAGATAAAGGTTCTGGTAAAAATCTTACAGAACAATATAGGCAAGAAGGTGTAAATATGACTAGAGAACACTTTAGTAATCCACCAAGTCAAGGTCAAAAAGATGGTACAGGCGGTAATAGTGTAGAAGCTGGTGTTATGGAAATACTTACACGTATGCAGACAAAGAGATTGAAAATATTTAGAAATCAAGGTAAACTGTTAGAAGAACTACGTATGTATCATAGAAAAGATGGTAAGATTGTTCCTGCTAATGATGACGTAATATCTGCTATGAGATATTGTGTTATGTCATTAAGAAAAGCTAGAATAAAAAATACTGAACCTTTACAGATACATTCTGATAGTGAGTTTAATATTTTTAAATAAGGAAGGTAATATATGGGCGGATTTGTAAGAGCAATAAGACGAGTTTTCACAAGACCACAACAAGTTGTTGTACAACAACCTGCGCCTCAACCTGCAACTCCTGCACAAACTACAACTACAACACCTGCAAAAACTTCTAGCGCTATGGCGGCTAATAATGCTGGTGCTTATGGTGGTTCAACAATTATGACAGGTGCATCTGGTGTTGAGGATGAAGCTAATGTGAGTAAAACTATTCTTGGTGGCGGCAAAAAGAAAAAAGTCAAGGCATAGTTTTATATGGTTGAAGTCGTAACAAACGACAAATGGCGATTAGCTATTGGTGATTATCTTAAAGAAAGATGTTACATATCTGCTGATATTGGTGATAAATTTTCTTATATAGGTTTTATAGAAGATGAAAAAATTTTAGGTGGTTTTCTTTTTACAGACTATGATGGCCATAATGTATATGTTCATCTAGCGTTAGAAACACCTAGATTATTTAGTAGAAAACATATAAAATACGTTTTTGACTATGGTTTTAACCAGTTAAAATGTGGCCGTATGACGGCAGTTTGTAGAAATGGCTTTGAACGTAATGAACGCATTTTATCGGGTACAGGATGGACAAAAGAAGGTATAGTAAGAAAAGTTATGAAAATAAAAAATGAATTTGTTGATGCGGCGGTTTATGGAATGCTCAAAGACGAATGTAAATGGATAAGGAAATAATATGGGCGGAAAATCACAACCACAAATGCCACCACCAGTAGACCAATCAGTATATGATAAAACTGCCGAAGCAGAAGCACAAGCGGCGGCAGAAAAAGAAAAAATGTTAGGTTCTAAAAAGAAGGGTATGTATGGTACAATTCTTACAAGTGGTGAAGGTTTAGAAGATGAAGCAGAAACTTCTAAAACTGTACTAGGCGGCGGTGTTAAAAAAAATAAAAAATAATGGCTAATTACGAATATATAAAAAAAAGATTAGATAGACTTGGCCAAGAAAGAGGCACGTGGGAAGTCAACTGGCAAGAAATATTAGATTATGTAATGCCAAGAAAAGCAGATATTGTTACGTTAAGAACACGTGGTGAAAAAAGAACAGAAGTTTTATTTGACAGTACAGCTATTACAGCAAACAATTTATTAGCGGCAAGTTTACAAGGTACACTTACATCACCATCATTACCTTGGTTTAGCATAAAATTAAGAGATGAAGAATTAAATGAAAACCGTGATGTACAATTATGGTTAGAAGATACAGCACGTAGAATGTATGACACATTTAATGAAACTAATTTTAATACAGAAGTGCATGAGATGTATCTTGATTTATGTTCTATTGGTACAGCCGCATTATTTGTAGAAGAAGGTACAAAAGGTTTTGATACAGATGGTATTCATTTTAATTGTTTACACATTGCAGAATATTATGTTCAAGAAAATATAAATGGAAAAGTAGATACACTTTATAGAAAATATAAACTTACAGCTAGACAAGCAGTACAAGAATTTGGTTTTGATAATTTAGGTGAAAAAATACAAACAGCATCTAAAGAAAAACCAGATCATAAATTTAATTTTATACACGCAGTAGAACCTACAGAAGATTATAAAAGAGCATTAGGTAAAGCTAGTACTAAATTACCATTTCATTCTTGTCATGTATGCGAAGAAGATAAGATGGTAGTTAGAACAGGTGGTTACAATGAGTTTCCATATTTAGTACCTAGATGGTCTAAAGCAACAGGTGAAATATTTGGTAGATCACCAAGTTTTAATGCGTTACCAGATATTAAAACATTAAATAAAGCTGTAGAGATTGGATTAAAAGCATGGGCAAAAGCTATTGATCCACCATTACTTGTACAAGATGATGGTGTTATAGGTAGAGTAAGAATGACACCTGCTGGTATTACAGTTATTAGAAATGATGGTGCTGTTAAACCTTTACAAATAGGAACAAACTGGCAGATTACAGATTTAAAAGAAAACCAATTACGTACTGCAATAAGACAAGCATATTATTCAGATCAATTACAATTACAAGAAGGCCCACAAATGACGGCAACAGAAGTGCAAGTTAGATATGAATTGATGCAAAGACTTCTTGGCCCAACATTAGGTAGATTTCAAAGTGAATTTTTAAATCCATTAATAGAACGTGTATTTGGTATTATGTATCGTGCAGGTGCATTAATGAAAGAACCAGATCTTATACAAGGTACAAAAATAGATGTAGAATATTTAGGCCCATTAGCACGTTCACAAAGAATGGAAGAAAGCGTAGCTATAGAAAGATTATATAGTTTAGCTATGAATATTGCACAAATAGATCCTGCTATTATGGATAATATAGACCATGATGAAGCAGTTAGATTACGTGGTAATTTATTAGGTGTACCTAAAACTGTATTACGTGGTAAAGATGATGTAGATAGTTTAAGAGCAATGAGAGCAGAACAAGCACAAATGGCACAAATGGCACAAGAACAACAAGCATTAGGCAAAGCACAAAAAGATCAAGCACAAGCGGCAAAAATACTTGCAGATCCAAATGTATCTAGTGGATTAGAAGATACAGTACAGGAAATGGGTATGGAAAACTTACAAAATGAATATGGACAAGGATCTTAAAAAGATCAAACAAGATTATAATATTACTTTTGATACACCAGAAGGTAAAAGAGTGTTAGCTGATTTAACGTCAGCTTACTATCATAGATCATCACATACAAAAGGTGATCCACATGAAACAGCATTTCGTGAAGGACAACGAAGTGTATTAATCAGAATAATCAACTTACTAAAGGAGGATAAAGATGTCTGATGAACAAATGACCACAAACGATAATCCAGTACAAGAAGAAAGTAGTACGGTACTAGGATCGGGAAGTGATAATCAAGATTGGAAATCAACACTACCCGAAGATTTAAAAAATGATGCTACATTGCAAAATTTTAAGAACGTAGAAGATCTTGCAAAAACTGTAGTACATCAACAAAAAAGATTAGGTAATACAATTACTATGCCTAAAAATGATGATGAGATGGAACAAGTATATACTAAACTTGGTAGACCAGAAGATCCAAGTAAATATACTGTTAGTATTCCAGAAGATTATCAACCATTTTTTGAGGAAAAAAACCTTGATGAATTCAAGAATGTTGCTCATAAAATAGGTCTTAATGATAAACAAGTAGGTGCATTGTTAGAGTATCAAATGAATACTATTAAACATGAAGAAGAAAATGAACCTGCTGAAATATCTAGACAAAAATCAGAAACAGAAGGTGTACTAAAGCAAGAATGGGGTTACGACTATGATAAAAAAGTTGCCGCCGCAGATAGAGCATTAAAAGTATACGGTGATGACGAATTACGTGATTTAATTACTAATTCTTCTGCTGGTAATAATCCTGCTGTTATAAGATTTTTTGCAAGATTAGGGCAAGAAGTAACAGAAGATATGGCACAAAATACACAAAACAATAGATTAAGTGTATCACCATTAGATGCTAAAGATGAAATTGCTAAAATTATGTCAGACGCTAATCACGCTTACCATAAGGGTGATGAAACTGCTGTAGAAAAAGTTAGGCAATTACATGAAAAAGCATATGGTAATTAATCTAAAAGTGTTGTATAATTATCACAACTGATTTCGCCCATTTATGGATAACGGATAGTTAGCCGACATGGCTTAAAAATTAGGTTTCCCAGTAGGACAAAAACCGATTAAATTGGAATACGGTATGATGCAATAGTGCATTATGCTCTCTATTCTGTAACTTTTAATGGAGAAAGACTATGTCAACTCAAATAACAACTGCTTTTGTAGAACAATACAAAAGTAATGTTTTTCATTTGGCGCAACAAAAAGGTTCAAAATTAAGAGATGCGGTTAGAACCGAGAGTATTGTCGGGAAATCACATTTCTTTGAAAGAATTGGATCAACTGCGGCTGTGAAAAGAACGTCTAGACACGCTGATACACCAAGAGTGGATACGCCACACTCTAGACGAAAAGTAACAATGGATGACTATGATTGGGCAGATCTTATTGACGATTCAGATAAAGTAAGATTGCTTATTTCACCACAATCCGAGTATGCAAAAGCTGGTGCATACGCTATGGGCAGAACAATGGATGACGTAATTATTGCGGCGGCTACTGGTAATGCTTTTGGCGGTGTTTCTGGAGGTTCAACTATTGCGCTTCCTGCGGGACAAAAAATTGCACACGGATCTGCTGGATTAACTATAGCTAAACTAATTGAAGCAAAAGAAAAATTAGATGCGGCTAATGTAGATCCAGATGAAGCGAGAACGCTTGTATGTTCAGCTAAACAAATTTCTAATTTGTTAGGAACAACGCAAATCACTTCGTCAGATTTCAACAGCGTAAAAGCGTTAGTACAAGGTGATATTGACACATTCATGGGTTTTAGGTTTATCAGAAGTGAAAGACTTGGAACTGATGCTAATGGTAATAGACAAGTACTAGCATTCACTAACACATCTATGGGCCTTGCGCTTGGTAAAGATATTCAAACAAAAATATCTGAAAGAGCAGACAAGAACTATAGTACACAAGTATATCTTTGTATGACTATCGGCGCTACGAGAGTAGAAGACGAAAAAGTATTAGAGATTGCTTGTACAGAATAATAGGGAAGGAGTAATATTATGGCTAGTGTAAAAGGAAGTAATTTTACCAAGAGAACGGCTGAACCTGTTGAAAAGGTTATAGCTTCTCAAAATCATGGTAGATTAAGAGTACAATATGATAGTTATGAAGCATCTTCTCTAGGGGCTGGTTCAGATATATCTGTTGCTAAATTACCTTCGGGTGCAATCGTATACGATATTATCGTATATTTTGATGCTCTAGGTTCTGCAACTATATCTGTTGGTGATAGTGGTGATGCAGATA